CGGATTTCCGGCCGGTGTTTGCCCCGGAGGTCCACTCGACATAGCCAAGCTCAAACCAGCCGGAAGCGAAACCCGCAAGGCTTGACGCCGTGAAGCGGCGGTCGGCAGTCACAGCCGCGACGGTGCCCATGCCCTTATAGGTAGAAGACTCCAGATTGACGCCGCAGCGCCCATCGCCGAGCGCCGCGTCGCAATAATATTGGAAGGTCCGGCCCACGGTCTGGTTTAGAACATGCGCGAGCGAGCGCACTTCGGCGACGAACGCCGCCTTGCCCCGCCGCACCTGCCCGATATTGCCGCGCCGCATGAGGACATTCTGCGCCACATCCGCCCAATTGACCCGGCGGACTTCGATCTTTGCATTATCCCAGCGGCCATCGAGAATGTCGGTTTCGGTGATGCGGTTCGAGGACAGCACGCCTTCGGCATCCTGCGCATCAACCGATAGGTTCGTGTCGGCGCGCAATTCCGAGGCGGCGAAGCCGGAATCTGGTTCATAGGTGACGCCGCCAAGCACCAGCGGACGGTCATGGTCGGTGAAGCCGAACACCCCGCCGTCGGCGCGTTCGACCTTCCAGCACCAGCAGAGGGTGGTGACGCCCGTATCGAGATGCGCCTGCAATGTGGCGGGGACCGACTTCACAGCTTGATCTCCACGAGCGGGATGGATGTGATCGAGCCCAGCCGCTCGATGTCGAGGGTCACGTCGAGCAGGTCGCTGTCGAAGCGCACGGGCACGTCGAATTCGAAGCCCGCCGTCACCGACGCGCCATTGGCGGGCGCAACCGTGAAGGTCACGATGCCGCTCGCCGTATCGACCAGCCAGCCAGTGGGCTGTGGAACTCCGCCAACGGCGACGAGCACGGTTCCCGCCACGGGCTTGTTGATCACCCGCACATAGGACTGCAGACCCGAGGCATAGGTCTTGATGAGCTGAAACCCAGTCGTAGTACCGTTGCCCTGACCGAGAAGCTGGTCGGTGGCGGCCGGCACTTGCGATGGCAGGCAGGACTTGTAATCGGCCCAATCCTTCCAGCGGAAACCTCGCAGACGCGCCAGCCGCGCTTCATAGAAGGCGATGACAGCAGCCAGATCGTCAGCCCGGCGGATGCCATAGGAGGCATCATAGCGCCGCCGTGAACCTGCCCAGGGCGTGTTGCGCTCTTCGCGCCCCGAAGCAAGTTCGACAATGCGCGTGCGGCGCTCGGGGCCGCCACGCGCGCCGCGGCTGATGTTGTCGGGGAAGCGCACTTCGTCAAAGGCCACGTTCAGAGCCCCCGCGAACCGAAGGACACGGCGCGGGCAATGTCGGCGGCAACCTGGGTCCGGGCCCGGCGGAAATTTTCGATATCAGGTGTGGCGATGTTGACAGTGACCGACCGCGCATTTGAATATTCGCGCGCTTCTCTGCGGTTCAGGACACGCTCGCCCCGCTGCAGGATAGCGGGGACCTCGTCGGGTCCGAGCCCGATCATGCCGCCACCATGCAACCGTGGCGCGCCGGCAAAGGCGAGCGCCGGAACCCCACGCATCGAGCCACCGGTGCCGACCAAGCCGCCATCATGAAATATCCCGGCCAGAATGTTGCCGATTCCACCGCCCCCGCCGAGGCCACCGAGCAGGCCGCCCAGCAGCTTGGCCAAGGGAGCGAGGACGGCTTGCTGCACCGCGAGCCTGGCCAGGTCGGCCAGCATCGAGGTGATGAGCGAGGCAAAATTGACCTTGCCGGTCCGCACGAACTCGGCGACCGCATCAGCGGCCGACGAGAAGGCACCGCTGATCGCCTCCTTGATGAGGTCGGTGGCGGTGCCTGCCTTGTCGACGAAGTCCTTGAGATAGTCGATCGATGCGCCGAAGAGTCCCTTGTCCTCCTCTTCCACGTTCTGAAGCGCGATCTTGGCGCGGATCAGCCCTTCGATCTCAGCCCGCTCTTGGGCGGTTGCTCCCGCCATCTGGCCCCTGAGCCGGATCAGTTCCTTCTGCACCGGGTCCTGCGTTTGCCCTATCTCGATCTCTTCCCTCAGACTCTCGATCAGATCGGCAACTGCTTCGTGCTGGCGTTCGGTTTCGGCTGTGGCACGGGCTGCAGCCTGGCGGCGGGCGGAAGCCCCTTCCCGCTCGGCAGAGGCAGCGTCCTTGCGGGCCTGTGTCTCGGCGAAGATCTGCTGCACGGTGGCGGCGATGGCCTGTCCTTCCTCGGAAGCCGCATCGACATTGGCTTTGCGCAATTCCTTCTCGATGCGGCGTTGCACTTCGGTCTTCGAAAGCGCTTCGAGTTCAGTCTTGAGCGCCGTGAGCACGCCCTGCGCCGGCACATTGGCGGAGAACTCCTGGCCGATGGCCGAAGCCTCTGAATTGGCCTTGGCGATGGCCTGGCTCAACGCCGCGAACCTGTTGGCCAGGGTTTCGGTGACCGGAATACCGGTGTCGCGGAACACCTGCATCAGCATATCATGGATGCGCTGGGCTTCTTCGGCGGTCGCCGTGTTGGTCTTGAGCGCGTCCTGGAGGTCCCAGATGGCATGCTGCAAGGTGGCGACCGAGTCGATGGCGCCGATGCTTTCGAGGATGGAATAGGTATCGAGGATATCGCCCTGTGCGGCCTCGAAACCCTGCGCGGCCTCGCGCCAGGCCCGGTCGATTGCCGCCACGCGGGCATCCGCAAGTTCCGCCGATTGATTGGCGCGGTCGATTTCTTGCGCATAACGCTGAACCTGCGGCAGCGCCTCGCCATACTTCTCGGCGATGCGGCCAATGATGTCTTCCTGCTCTTTCAGCGTCTTGTTGGCATCCTCGCCCGGCCCGGCGATGGCCGAGAACAGATAGCCCGCCGCCGCCGTAGCCGCCGAGAAGCCGAGCAAGGCAAGGTTCAAGGGGTTGCTCAGAAAGGTGATGAGCCCGGTCCCCACCGCCCGGAGTGCCCCCAGAACACCGGTTCCAGGCCCAAACATCTGCACGATCTGCGAGCCCTGCTGCATCATGATGGTGAAGGGGTTCTGCCCGGAGGCAAGGCTGACGCCGATGTCGCTCAGCTGATAGTGCAGATTGGTCAGCTGCTGCGAGCTGAGATGGACCGCCTTGCCGGCAGTGGCGGCACCGGTGCCGATCGAACCCAGCGCCTGGTTGCCGGATGCCCCCAGTTCCGCCAGTTCGGCCTTGAACTGGCCGCCATCGACAACCGACAGGCGCACCGAAACCTTGCGTTCAGCCATTATCCCTATCCAGAGAAGCCAAGAGAGATTGATTGAGCCCGCGCACGGCGGACGCCTCGATCACCGGCAGCATTTCCGCGGCAGGAAGGGGATCAAGCCCGAGCGCCGTTGCCATTGCCAGCGCCGCCGCCATGTCCCAGCCGATGATCGTGCCCGAGGGCGCAACCCGAAGCTGTCCGCCCATGCGAAGGACCAAATCCCAGACCTGCCAGCCTTCGAGCGTTTCGGGGGCATTCAGGACTTGGGGGCAGTCCGGACACTCTTGCCCGCATGCCGCGCAGTATCCGGCGCCCCCGCCGAAGTGCCATTCGGCGAGAGCGCGAAGACGTTTTTTTCCGATTCCAGCCTGAGCCACGGCGCGATGTAGCTGGCCTCGAAGGCGCGATAGAGCGGAAACACATCCATGAGCGCCGCAGCGGCGGCGGGGTTCACGGCAAGCTCCTTGCCGTCCTTGTCGCCCACGCCCTCCCATTCGGTGATGACGCGCGAAGCGACCGCCTTCGCAAAACGCAAGGCCTGCTCGGCGGGCGACAGAAGCTCGGCGTCTTCGAGCGCCAGATCTCCGCGCAGGCTGAGCAATACCGCCGAAGTCAACGGCAATAGGAGAACCCGCACGCCATGGCCGAGATCGAGCCATTGCGGCGCGGAAGAGAGATTGAGCCGGATCATGTCAGTAACTCGCCACGTCGTTGATGAGAACGGTGGTGCACATGCGCCCGAGTGCAGAATCGCGCGCGGCTTGCCAGGCAAAGGTGGCCTGCACGCCCTGCGGTCCCTGCACCGCGAGCTTGGGCTTGGGCAGGAAGACCTCGTGCACGGTGAAAGTCAGGCTTTCGCTTGCCGACTTGACGAAGGAAAATTCCAGTTCCGCCGCACTTCCCGCTACCGCCTGGTTCAAGAGCGTCTGGTCGGCGAAGCGCACCACGATGGAGCCGGTCAGGGCCGCAATCGAAGGATCGGCGCCGTCGATCTTGCCGTCGGCGCGGATGGTCTCGATGCGGTCGAGATTGTTGCTGTAGTTGATCTGCGCCGAAACGACATTGCCGAGGGAGGCGCCGTTGCGCTTCACCGCGCCATTGAACTGGCCGAAGCGGCTGGTGGCCCAGTCGGTGGGCGTGCCCGCACCGGTCGCTCCTGCCACGGTCTCGCCCTGGGCGATGAGGCCGACCGATGCCGTCAGCAGTCCCGCATGCTGCATCTGCCAAGAGAGCGTGTTGACCACGCAGCCCGCGTTCATGCCGAAGTGCGGCACCTCGGGCATGCCCAGTTCGATGGCGAGTGATGGCAGCGACCAATTCCCTGAGCAGAATTCGTGATTGTAAGGTCCGGTGCCGGTGGTGATTGGGGCGCCGAAGGCGCCCTTGAGCCACATGCCGAAGGCGCGAAGATCGATGGGCACCACGATGTCGCCTTCGGCCGTGATCGCGTCAAGCACCGGCGGCAGTGGATCGCGGCCATAGCCCAGAAGTTCCGAGGCGAGCAGCGGCTGCTCGGAGCCGAGATTGGCGCTGGCGAACGGCATCCTGAAATAGCCGCTGGCCGGTGGCGTTCCATAGATCGTCTCGAATGTGGCCGCGAGCTGCGCTCGCGCCCCTTGCGCGCGTGGCATGGATTACCTCCGTGAGTGTATTTTGGTTACGAGAGCGGATCGGGCGTCCCATAGTGAAGGATGATCGGCAGCGTTGCCGCCTTGAAGCCCGGTGCGCCTTCGACAACCACATCGACGGGGACAGGCGCGACGGTTTCGGCGTAATCGCAGAGCCCGCCAAGTGTGCGGTCTGCAGCTATGGCGGTGCCGATTGCCAGCAAGATGCTGTCGAAAATGCTGTCGCGTGCCGCCGGTGTCGCCGCATCGACCACTACATCGGCGTCTGCGCGGTGGTCATAGACATATTCGAGCGGCGACAGCAGCACTTCCGGTTCGCCGGGATCGCCATCGCGCAGGATGACAATGCCGCCGGAGGGGACACGTTCAGGCAGGTTCGCATTGCGCAAAACGGTCGGCCCCGAGATGCCCGACAGCAGAGCGTGCAGCGCCTGCAAGATGGTTTCGTGCTTCGTTGCCATCAGCGTGTCTCCGCCTTGAGTTCGGGCCAGTTCTGAACGACCAGTGCTGGAAGCCTGTCCTGCCATTCACGCGCGACCGTTTCGAGATTGAGCCGCTTGCGGAGCATGACTTGAGGCACAAGGATGAAGATGATCACGGATCGGTTTTTGAAGCCCCGTGCAGCGCGCGACGTTCCATCGCGCTTCATGATGCGCGCCCTTGGAAGAACATCCCCGGTGTCAACCAGAAGACCTGTCCGTCCGCGCCTGTAAATGAACTTGAGCCTGCGCCCGTTGCGCTGCTCCCATTCGCCCGGCGTGTTCCGGCCGCCCTTCAAGCCTTTGCCCGCAGCTTCTGTCGGGATTGCCAGCCAGAAGCCATCCTTCGAGCGGATGGTAACGCCCTGATCGAAGGCACCGACAATATTTGGAGCGCGGGAGTAGACAAGGGCTGCTGCCTCGATGCTCAAGCCACTCTTCGGATAGTATTGATCGCGGATCGTGCGCCCGAGGCGCTCGCCAAGACCGGCGGAGGCAATCTGTGTGCGCCATCCAGCTTTCACCCCGCCGCCGGCAAGTCGAATTGCTGCCGTGACCGCCCGCTCCGCGCCTTTTACCTCGGCGACGAGCTCTTTCTGCAGATCGCCGATTATCGTGACCTGAACACCTGCCATCACACCGCCCGGACTTCCGCCGACCAGATCAGATTGTCGCCATCGGTCAGGGGCTCACCCTGCACCACAAAGACGGTGCTGTTGATCTCGAAGGTGTCGCCCGGTTGCAGGATCGGCACCTCGGAGAGCCGCACATCGATGAAGCGGCTGGCCGCCACGAAGCGCCCGCCGCCGAAATTGCTGATGGCGTCGGGCGCGCGGAAGACCACGCGAACGCCAACACCGGCTCCAGCGCCAGCCGCCCGCCAGATCGCGTCCCGCCCAATGTTGGGATCGGTGAAGAGCGCGTCAACAGCAGCTGCAAAGACTGGCATGGCACTGCCCCTCAGTTGCTGCTGAAGATCCGGACGGCAAGCCGGGGGCGCTTGTTGACCGGCAAGATCGAGGCTTCGGTCTTGACATCGATGGCCGAACCGTCGGTCCTGGCAATCTGGCGGGCATAGATCGGAAGACCCATGGTATTGACGGTCTCGATCAGATTGGCAGGCGCGCCATAGGTCACGAAGGTGTCCATGGTGCCCATCGGAAAGGCCAGGCCTTCGCCTGCCGGGACAAGGGTTTCGGTCGCGCCGGTCGAAAGCGTGACGGTGGCATTGTATTCCTCGAAGATCATGCCAGCGAAGGGGAAGCGGCGGCGGGTGTCTTCCCTGAGCGGCTGGGCACCGGTCGAGGAATAGTACTTGTAGGCATCCTCGACCTTGGCATGGGAGATGAGCTTGTCGAAGAACTCTGGCGCCACCAGCGCCAGTACGCCGGTCATGGTTTCGCCCTTGAGCTCGGTCTCCACTTTCCGCAGTACGTCCCTCACTTTGCCCTGCACGTTTGTCCCTGCAGTCCCCAGTACGAAGTCGACCGAGAGCTGCGCCAAGCCAAATTCGGTGAAGTAGTTGTAGAGGGTCGTCCCGGCCCCGTCCTTGACGATGCCACGGAGGGCATTCACCTCCATGTATTCCCGGGTCTGGGCGTGCTTGGCGCGCATGCGGGTGAGCTTCCGCTCCATCACGGTGGCCAAGGGATCGGCGGCATCGGCGACGCCAAAGCCTCGCACTCCCTGAATGTCCTGGGGCGTCACGAAATCATCATGCGGGATCCACGGCACCGTGAAGGAGCGCATCGAGCGGGTGTCGCGATTGGCGACGGTGGCGGGACCGCCGAGCGGCACGGTGGGCAGAAGATTCAACACCCCTTCCGCCTGCTCGATGATGACCGAACGCTGAGTGACGCCTTCGAAGCGGAACAGGCCCATCTCGCCGAGGCGCGTATAGATGTTGGGCAGGATGTTGATGGCCTGAGTCATCTCAGCCAGCGTATAGCCACCGGCGTCGAAGGGATTGATCATCACGGGCATGGGGAGAGACCTC